AACCCGCGTTGCCACTGCGTCAATATGCTTCCTGCCTTCCTTGCTGATACCAGTCTTCTCCCGCTTGAGGAAATCATCAACCGCTTCCAACAAGGTTCCGTGCTTGTCAAACAACTCATCCAACTTCTGAGCCTTCTCATCGGTGAGAATGTCCAGAAAGTCTTTTGCGGTTAGCTCTTCACCATCAGCAAGGCGGTTGCGCATTTCCTGCAAGCCAACAATCTCACGCATACGCTCAACGGAGACACGGGGATTTGATGCGAACAATTCGGCATACAGCTTCTTGTTTTCATCAATGAGGCGCATTTCACGCAGCACTTCCAAGGCCGCATTGCGTTCCGCCTGATTGGCAAAGTTCGCCTCATCACGCGCAATCTCAATATCGTTCAGAGTATCGCGCTCAATCTCACTGATCTTTTCAGCCGGGTCTTTAGAAGCGCGACGTTCCGCCTTCTCAACCTTCTTATTGAACTCGGCAAGATCACGCTCAATGCCCTTCGCTTCCTTTGCGAAAGTGGCACGCTCATTCTTGAGGGCTGTAATCTGTTCCATCAGAGAACGGTGAATATCATCAACCGCTTCCTGTGGAAGCATTCCATAATGGCCTTCGTGAACCGCCAACACGTCACGTTCCAAGCCCTTAATCTGAGCGTCATAGTCACTCAGGATCGCGGACGCATCATCAAAATCCTTGGCCTTCTTCGCCTGGATTTCCTTCATACGCTCCAACTGAACCTTGGCTTCATCCAAGGCGTTGATGGCGTCTGCCTTCTGTGCCTGCATCCCTTCAAGGCGGCGCTCAGTTTCAGCCAGCGTGGAAAGACGGTTTGGAGACTGAGCGGCCTTGTAATCGTCCACCAATTCATTGAACCGTTGATAACGCTCTTCCGTGGTGAAAGTGCGAACAAAGCTATCCAACTCATCCGGGGCAATGTTGCCAGTCTCAATCTCACGAATGACTGTATCAATGTCGCCAAGACGCCTATCAATCACCGCAATATCTTCCGGTGTGATAGCACGGGCCTTCGGATCATAGGACAAATCCGCAACTGCCCTGGAAACCTCTTGGAAGTCCTGTAGGTTCTTCATCATCTGCTGACCATCAACAGAACCAAACTTGGTATGAAGAACGTCAAAAGCCGCCGCATCCTCAACGGATTGGGCGCGAAGGATCACGTCAAGGGCTTCCTTCTGTTCCGGGGAGAGGTTCGCACCCTGTAGGGACTGAGCCGCCGCACGGGCTTCCTGTGGGGTGCCGAACAGCTTCCGGCCAACCCACTTACCACCGGCACCAAGGCCCTTGATACCGCCACCAATAGCGCCACCAAACACAGCCGCGCCACCAATCGCCATCACGGAATCGCGGTTGATCTCATCTTCCGACACACCCAACTCACGCGCCCAATCACGGGTTCCCCCAGGAAGGAACTGGATACCGGATTCAGCCGCCGTGTTGATCGCCGCGTTCCCCAGGATCGCCGCGCCCCATCCTTCCAGCGCCAAGGGCGCTGCGGCCAGGGTCACACCGATGTTGATAGGGTCCAGCATAGAACCCGCGCCCATACCCACGAAGCCACCCACGGAGCCGCCAAACCCGGCACGGGAGGAAACGTCATTGTAGGTAGCGCGGTCTTTCAAGGCGGTTGCCTTGGCGCGGTTCTTGGCTTCGGATTCCATTTCGTAAAGGTCAAGAATGCCACCATCCTTTTCCTTCAACTTACCGATTGCGGAACGGTGAGCATCAATGACCTTCTGACCGCCGAACATACCACCCGTTTCGTCCAAGTCAGAACGTGCTTCCCACAATTCCTTTCGCGTTAGCGCCTGACCACCAGCCGCAACAATCTTAGCGTTGTTCTCATCCCACAACTTATCAAACTCATCGTTGTATACGAACTTATCCGCACTCCAACGAAGGTTTGACATTGCGAAATCAAACGCAGCATTTACGTTCTCGCTATAATCAGTTTCAATACGTCCGTTCGTGGCATCGCTATCAATAAGCTGCCTGCCACTCTCGGAAATCCCCATCCAAGGACTTGCCATTATTCGCCCCTTGATTTCTTAATCTTCTGTTCGGTTTCGTAGAGGTTTCTCTGATACACAGAGAGGCTATCAGAAAGCGCATTCACTTCCTTGGTTGCCTTTCTAATATTTATGACAACCGCCTTACCGTTCTCATCCTTCACAAGCAACGGATTGGAAGTGTCATCACCCCAAAAACCGGAAGCCCTTGGCATCTGAATAACGTAATTGCCTTCACCATCAATTGGTGCCAACCAACCCTTCTTCTTAATCTCACTCAACGTCTTGGGCGTTGCGGTTGAGCCTTCAAAGGTGAATGCCTTAGCGGAGGAAGCCGCCTTGGCGAAAATATCGTCATTCATCCACAACCAAGTTTTATCAAACTCTGATTGTCTCTGACCGGGATAGGCCGGAAGAAGGTTCTTACCCTTCATCTTTAGAAGTTCGTCATCCTCACGCAAACCGAAGAACTCTTTAATGGTGCCCTGCGTGTTCATATCAAACTCACCAAAGCCTTGTGGGTTCTTACCCACATAAGCATCAACCACGCTGTTGACCAACTGCGAAGCACTCTCGCCGTTCGGGTCAACCAACTCAATACCAAGGCCACGCAAATCTTCGTGTACCTTCGCCTTCATCTTCTCGCGGGATGGGAAGCTTTCTTTCACGTTCTTCTGTAGATCGCGGCCTTTCGCCAGATTGTCAGCGAACAGCTTGGAACCCGGATCACCCTGGATACGGGCAAAGATTTCCGTGGTGAGGGAGCCTTCCTTACCACCGACCGCGCGCAACAGGTTTTCCGCGCGCTTCCTATCCATCGTCACGGTTCCATCTTCCTTGGTGGTGGCAGTCAGCGCCCCCAGGACACCAAGCAACTGTTCCTTCTGCTGCGGATTGGCGTTCTCAAGGGATTCACGGAATGCGGCGGCTTCCTTCTTCGTCAGAGGAAGCGGCTCAACTCCAAACTGATTCTTACCAACACCCATCCAAGTACGGCGCTTGGCAATGTCTTCCGAAGAGATACCTGCGTTCGGGTCAAGCGAACCAACATCCTTACCAATACGCTGGTAGAAGGACAAGAAATCACCGGAAGCCGCGAAGCCCTGCATACCTTCGTGAAGGCCCTTCAACTTTTCAAACTGGCGTTGCTCAACCCCGGAAAGGTTGCCCGCCTGATTGCGGGAAGCCAAGTCATTCACCTTCGCGCCAAGTTCCTTTAGAGAAAGGCCCTGAGCCTCAACCAACACCGGCATATCGGCTTCCGCCTCATCAAACATCTTGCGAAGCGTCTTAGCCGCAGTGAGGTCTTTGTTCTCAGCAACGAGGTTCTTATAAACCTCATATTCCTTACTCTTTTTGCCAGTCTCAATGTAGCCCTTAAGAGCGGTAGCGGCTCCATTCACAACGTTGTTATGGAAGTTCTGCTCACGCTCCATCTTGGCAATGCGCGCTTCCCTACGCGCTTCCGCCTCATCACTCTTAATCTGGCGCTGAATCGTGTTGATGAAATTGGAACGCTCAGACGAATCCATATATGGAAGGTTCTTTGGGTTGCTGACGAACTGCAACGCTGCCTTCGGGTTTGATTCCAACTCACGAAGCGCAAGCGACCTATCAACAGACTGACCCAACTTATCCTTCATCGTCTGAGCAAGGTCAGGGCGCAGCGTTCCCTTAGAAACCATTTCGTCAATGTTCTTGAAACGCTCAGTCAATCCAACATAAACCTTCTCAGAAGGCATACCGTAGGCCGCATTAAGGAACTTATCGTTACCGTCATTCAGCGTTGCGGTAGTTTCTTGAAGGACGCGCTCACGCCAATCCTTCCAAACTGCCTGTGCGCCGCTTTCACGGTAGAACGTCCACTTGTTCTGCAACTGAGCCAGAACGCGCGGCTTATCCTTGTGACGCTCACTCAAGCCCTGGAAATACAAATCAGCTTCGTTCTTGTATCCGTTGTAAGCTTCTTCCGTTGGACTTTCTGCCGCCTTCTTACGCATACCCTCAAAGTGCTCCATCATAGCGTTCTCTTCCGCCATAACGGTCTTAAGGTCTTCGGCTTCCTTGAACTGAGAGTTCACCTTTTCAGCAAGAGCCGATGCCTTTTGAGCCAACTGTTCCTTCTCGGATTCAAGATAGAACATTGGCGTTGGGTCAGCCTTCGCACCTGTAGCGCCACCTTGAAGCGTCTGCTGCGGTACATAATCGGGAATACGAGCCATTAACTAAACTCCTTAACGAATTACGGGAGAGGCGAAACAGTGACGTTAGAACCGTACTGCGCCCAACTCTGAGAAGATGCGTGAAGGCTGGAAGCTCCTTCCATACCGGATACCGGAACCCATTCACCAAAGGCGGAATGTCCACCCGCGCCAGCTTCCGCGCCAAAGGCACCGGGGGCGCTTGCTGCGGCTGCGCTCATCAGAAGCGATTGACCGGCCTTCACCCAACCCTGTTGCGCATAAAGCTTGCCCTGCCACCTGGAAACAGCGGCTTCGCTCATATGGCGGTTATACTCAACGTCGCCGTTCCAGCGGATCGCCAAGGCATCAAGTTCCGCCTGTCCAGCCGCATCCGCCAAATCTTCCAAGAGGGAACCACCGGGAGCAAAGCCGGTGTTAGCCTGGGCGGCTTCCATCCTTCCAAGGAACTTCTTGGTGAGGGTGCGTTGTCTCTGTTCCTCATAGCGTGCGCGCATAATCGCCGCCTGGGCGTTGTTCTCAGAAACCTTGGCGTTGTATTCCATAAGGGCTTGCTGCTGATAGCCTGCCTGGACTGATCCAACGGCACCGGCAACACCGGCACCCATCGCAAGCGCGGTCATTGCCGTTGCACCAAAACCCAAATATGCCACGCCACCTGTAGCGGCACCCAAAGCCAAGGGCAAAGCTGCTGCTGCCATTAAACACCTTCCTTCTTATACTGCCACACGTAGAATGGTTTCGCTGCGTTACCCCAAACCGGGATCATTCCGCACTGCTCAAATCCACACGTCTGAACAAACCTTTTTGACTTTTCACATTCAGCAATCGTGTAGGCCACCAATCCGTCATAATGTTCCATCAAGAAATCACGCTGCCTCTTCATTTCCCTGACGATTGAAATAGCGTGCTTTTCTGCATCACTTCCAACCACCAACCAGATTTCCGCAACCTTCCGGTACAACGGAACCATTCCGAAACAGGCAACCACCTTCTCCCCATCCATCGCCGTGAACGCATATCCTGCCTCCATAAGCGGCCAATACACGTCACGGGGGATGTATTGAAGTTCCTCAACGTTCGGGCCTTCAACCTTCAATGTATTTATATGTTCGGCCCTAAAATGTACGAACTCCATTAGGACTCACTCGTATTAACACGGGTGATAATCGCAGTGATGTTCATAGGAAGCGGCTGATCCTGAATAATGACCACTTGACCGTCATCATCCCAACCACCATCAAACTGAACCTTAACATCATCGCTAATTAGGGCGGGGGCCTGTCCAAGCGGGGTTGCCGTGGAACGGCACACAATCTGTTCTTGGCTCTTGTCGGTGCCCACCTTACCGCCAAGGCTATCCACAACGCGCAAGATCACCGTATCAATGCGCTTCATCTTGCCCTGTGCCGTGCCCGCAGCCTGACCAGCCTCAATGCGAAGGGTCTTGAGTTTGGACACATAGGGCAAGCCAACGTGAACCTTGGAAGCCGCACGGGGTAGCGTGATCTTCCCATCACTGGTGACAACCTGATTGGGCACCACGGCACCATCAGCCAGGATGGAAACCGTTTCCCCCTTGAGGTGTTCCAAGCCAGTGATGACGGTCTTAGGCGTGCCTTCGTAGGTCAATCCACTATCCACATAGAAGCAATCTTCCTGATCGTAAAACTCTTCATAGGAAGTCAGATACTCAACATACTTCTTTGTCTCGCCATCAATAGTGCGAGACACAATCATCCAAAGATCATCACGGGCGTTATCCGGTGAAGGCAAAGTTGCGATGGCCTCAACTTTCGCATTGCATCCGCCGATGATATGACGATGAACACCAACAACCTTTTCTTCACGCTTATACGTGATGCCTACCAACACACCATCTTCACGCAGGAACCAAACGATACCATCCGGGCGGCGCTGATAGGCCATAGCGGTAATTGGATAACGCTTGGTGATGTGACGCGCCAACAGGTTCAGGTTCGGAGAACGCCAACCATCAGTGGTGTATTCATATGCCAATTCCAAAATCTGCCTGCCGCCATCCTGCAAGAACACGATAGCGTCACCAATCTGCCTACCCTGTACCGTTGACGATCCTTCCGTCTGAATCTTCTCTCTAACCGCAGTCTTTGAGGTGATAGAGGAAGCCTTATCGGAAGAATAAATGCGGTGGTTGCCGTCAGACACACCCGCGAACAACGCACCCTTGTGCATTTCCAACCAACGGATTGCGTTAACCTGTCCGTCATTGATGGCAAGGTTCAGGGCGTCGGTATCCACAACCGGGCTGGATACAGAGAAGTCTTCCCACTGGTTGGTTTTGGAACCATACAGGGTGTTGGGCTTCTTCTTCGTGCCCGCCAGCCAGAGGCGGGAATCAAACACGCCAATAGCGCGAGGCTGATTCTCCCCATAGAAGGCACCAAGCTTCCACGCCTTTTCCCCCGTGATCGCGCCGAAGCTCTTCACAACGTCAGCCGTTACACTGGTGGGGGAGCCATAAGCCGTGATCTTCGCATATCCCCAGGTGTTGGAATGCTTGATCGTGACCAAGCGCCCAACGTCCGTTGACGCGAACAGGTTGGAAGATGCGGAAATGCTAATGCCGTTGCCACTGGTAGCGGACGGGGTAAGCGTGGTGTCAGTGTCGTTCTGATCCATATACGGACCATTCGGTTCCGCACTGGCGAAGGACCACGCGGAATGACCCGTTCGTTCCAAACGCCAAACAATATGTTTTCCGTCAACGAAATACATAACGTCTGCACTCTGAACATACTTGATATTCGGCAAATCGCTTTCACTGTAAGGAGACACGCATTCATAAACTGCGTTACTCGCATTAAACACCTGTCCACGATCCTTATAGACACGCATATACAAGTGCCCAAACTCCAACATATAAGCCTGTTCCGTATTGAACTTGAACGGGATCAAGATTGCCTTCTTAGACGCATCCTTAACCGCTGCAACCATCTTGGTTCCTGGGCGACGAAACGAACCGCCCTCAACCCAAATGGCGAAGTTCTCCATTGTCTCAACAGAATTGCCGTACTGCGTTAGATCGGTACGGCCAAACATACGGTTAGAGATTTCACCGCCCGTTAGGCTGTTTTGGATTTTCTGAATACGTGGCATCAAAACACCTTAAAGAATTACGTTAAAAATACCGGACGAACTAATATAGGTCTTGTCTGTGCGGGCCTGCGCCGAATCAATGGAACGGGTTTCCGCCAATTGAACGCGGTATTCGTTCGCCATATACTGTGTCATTGAAGAGTTGTTGGTGATGGCGAAGCAAATATCAGCCGCCAACTTATACGCAATCAACTCCCGCAAGGCCGGATCGTATTCGTTCGGATCGTCCACACGCGCCACGTATTTAAGATTGATGGCGTTGTCATCGGACAGGAGGCGACGGCCTTCCTTCTCCGGCAAGGACGTTGCGCTATATGCTTCCAACACACGGATACAATCAGACGGCAATTGAAACTGATTGGCATACTGAAACTCAGGCGCTTCCGCGAGCGGCGCAAGGGTGGTGCGCTTCACACAGCTTGACCAATCGTGAGCCTCCAACACGGCATCACGGGACTTATCATAGTTACGAAGGCACAACTTACCGGACTTACTATCCTCATTCAGCGAAGTGATACGTTCCGCCCCAATCAAGTCCAATGCGCGATTACAAATATCAACCTTACTCGCCATTCAAACACCTCAAAACAAAATAGGGATGGGGAACACTCCCCATCCCTATTTATTCTTCTAAGTCGTAAACGACACTTCACACTTATTCAGCGCAAAGAATCTTCACAACCTTAGCCTCTTCCATACGGACAGCACCAGCTTCAACGCGGAAATAAATCTGCGTAGCATAGTTCTTGTCTTCACGTTCAGTGATCGCACCGAACAGACCATCACGCAGACCCAACAGAAGGCCATCCTGTGCGAACGCGAAAGCCGCACGGTTGCCGGATTCCAGAGGAACGCGGGTGGACCAAATGAAGGTGAAGCCGTTGAAGGTGTTGATTTCACCGTTCACCAGAGCCTTAACCGTGTTGTAATCAGAGGAAGTAACCTGAGTGGTATTCAGGAGAGACTTCTTCTGAGACGGGTGAGCAACGATGAAACGCGGAATAGACGGATCAACGTTCTTGCTATCCATAAGATACTGAGCCTCAACAATCTTCGGCACAGTCAGATTAGAATTCACCGCAGAACCAGTGTGAACATAGTCAACGGCAACAGTCTGATTTGGGTCAAACGTATAAGCCGTGGTGCCATCCTTACCGCCGTAGGCAGTACCGAGAGCCGCAGCGATAATCACATCATCAACCTTACGGGCAATCGCAGCCGCACCAGTCGCAACCAGGGAAGAGTTAGGATCGGCCAACATACGAACCTTATCCTGACGATCAACCAGCGTGGACCAAACCAGCGGAGTGGTGGTCACGGAACGGCGGTTGTAATCCTGGGCGATATTCGGGGTATCCGCATAGCGGGTAGCCAGTTCTACAGCGGTAGATTCACCGTAGTAATCAAAAAACTCACGCTCACCAACGAACGTTTCTTCACGAACATTGCCGCGCACCACGCCTTGAAGCTGCTGTGATGCCAACATAATGTTGTTCGTATATTGGTTTGTCCAAAATACATTCTCAGCCATAATAAACTCCTTATAAAATAGGCTGTTGTCTTTATTAGCATCGGTTCGCTACCCCACATTTCGCGGAACTAAAATGAGTTCCTTGTGGGCAAACCTAACAACATAACGCAGTGTTTTACGCGGTCCTTACCTTTGACTTCGGACAGGGCAACACACGGTTATGCCGTGTGTCGTTATCCCTGCTGTTTGTTTTTGTTTGATGCTGGCTTGGAGGGAATTTCCTTACCGGCATCCTCGGAGGGAACAATTCCCTCCTTGGTGGCGCACCACTCAAACCACTCTTGGGCGGTTTTAAGTGGTGAACCTTTAACCATTTCACTTCCGCTG